CCCTTCCTGGCGGTCACCGCCGGGAGCCGACGACGACCTTCCTGTGCGTGTTCTGCGTGGCCGTGCGGATCCATCCGTCCAGGCCGGTCACCGCGGCCTGGATGCCGTCGATGCGGGTCAGCGCCTGCTGGCGGTTCGGCTTCACGGGCCGGATGTTGTCGGTCTCGTCGCGCTTCACCTCGACGACCGACGCCATCCAGCGGGTCACCGGGTCGTCGGGAAAGCGGACCGTCTGCGAGCCGAGCAGCCGCTCGAACTCCTTCGCCGGCGCGGACAGGCCGAGAAAGCCCTGGCCGACGGGGTTCACCTCGACGCCGCGGAGCTCCTGGTCGATCTCCTGCACGATCTGGCCCGCGAACATGCGGTCGTAGGAGATGCGCCGCATGTCGAAGTGGCGGGCGTCGCCGATGATCTGCGACTTGATCGTCGAGTAGTCGATGACGTCGCCGTCGGTCGCGACGACGTGGCCGTCGTCGATCCACTGCTGCAGCGGGACGAGCATCTGCTTCTCGAGGTCCTCGACCCGCTCGCCCGGCACCCAGTACCGCACCAGCAGGTCCAGCTCGAAGCCCGGCCGGTTCGACTCGACCCACACGGCCCAGGCCGAGAAGTCGGAGACGGCCGACAGGTCCAGGCCGCCCCAGGCGCGCCGGCCGCGCAGCTTGGCGCGGTCGATCGGTGCGCGGAGCTCGTCGAACTTGTCGATGTCCAGCCAGCGGCTCTGCGCCCGCTTGCGCAGGTTCAGCGAGAGCCGCAGGTAGGTCGGGAGGTACGTCGGCGAGGACTTCGCCTTCGTCGCCTCGTCCTCGAGGTAGCGCTTCGTCGGCGACTTCCCGTAGCCCGGGTTCGCCTTCCGCTGCGTCTCCTCGGCGAACGGGTCATCGGACGGCTCGGCCGCCCAGATCACGCCGTAGTGCGAGGGGTTCGAGAGGATCCCCAGCGCCAGGTTCCGGGTCAGGCGGTGCTTCTCGTCGTAGACCGTCCCCTCCTCGGCCTCGTCGGCCGTGGTGATGAAGACGATCAGCGGCTGATCCCGCGCACCGACACCGGTCTCGATCGCCTCGACCAGCGCGCGCCGCAGCCGCAGCGTGTGCACTTCGTCGATGATCGCGCCCGAGACGTTCAGGCCGTGCGCAGTCTCCGCGACGCGGGAGAGGACGCGGAGGATGCTGCCCGTGCGCGGCACGCGCACGACGTCCTTCAGCGGCTCCACACGGCGCCGAGCGGCCTTCGACGTCGACAGCATCCGCTTCGCGTCCTCGAAGACCCGGCCCGCCTGCAGCGTGCTGCCGGCGGCGTTGTAGACCTCGGCGCCCGGCTCGCGATCAGCGAGCAGCAGCACCCCGGAGATCGCCGAGGAGATCGTCGACTTCCCGTTCTTGCGCGGCACCTCGACCCAGGCAGAGCGGATCACGCGCACCACGCGGTCGATCTCCGCGTCGTGGAAGACCCAGCCGAAGATCGGCGCGATCACCCAGACGACCTGCCACGGGTCCAGGCCCTCGCCCAGACGCATCCGCACGCCCGCCCAGCGGCCCTTCGTGTGCCGGAACGCGCCGAGCGCCTGCAGAGCCCGGCGAGCGCGCGGCACGTCGTACCAGGCGCCCGGGTGGTCCTTCGCCTGGCAGGCGAGGACGAGGGGCCGGCGGTCGAGGGCGTCGACGATCTGCTCGTGCGTGAGGCCGAGCTCGATCAGCGCGTCGTACGGTACGGGGAGAGCGTCGTAGTCCGCGGTCGGCACGGCCGGTCACCTCCCGTCGGGTCGCGCGCAGCGCCCTCTCGGGGGTCGTGGCGGGCAGATCAGTCGAAGATGTCGTCCTCGTCCTCGTCGTCGTCCCCCGGGCCGGCGGGGAGGCCGGTGCGGGCGCTGGGGGAGAGGCCGAGCTCGCGGATGTACGTCTTCAGCTGCACGCGGTACTGGCCGGCGACGGTCGTCAGCGGGTTCTTCGCGGCGCCGCGCTGGCCCATCACGATCAGGCCGACGCGGGCGAGCTCGTGCTCGCACCACTCGAGGCGGGCGACGCACACGCACAGGTCCACGACGATGGACCAGTCCGGGTCGGAGAGGCCGATGGAGTTGCGGAGGATCGGGACGACGCGCCGCCACTCCTCCGAGGCCCGCTTGCGCACGAAGCGGGTGCCGTTGATCGCCTGGCGGCGGAGCTCGTACGCCTCGAGCTGCTTGTCGTAGCGGTACTGCCGCTGGGTGAAGTGCTCGATCGACTCGTCCTGCTCCCGCTCCGGCTCCTTCGGCCGCCGCGGCGCCTTCGCCTCCGGAAACTCCCGCGCCCAGTTCGGCTCGGGGAAGTCCGACGGCGGGAGCTTCACGCCCTCCTCGACGGGCCGGTGGCTCGGGTTGCCCTCGCGGAGCACGGCGAGCGCCGGGCGCGCAGCGGGGCCGGCCATCGAGCACCTCCTCGGCGTGATCAGGCGCGTCCAGGGGACCCCCTGATCAGAACTGTCCAACCTGCGGGGGCACGAGTTCTCCTCCCCGGCGGTCCCGGAGGGGGCGGGGGGAGGGGGTCCCCCCACCCATCACCGCAGGTCAGGGGCTCGCGGCTCGCGGCGCGCGAGCGACGGCGCGCGCGGCGCGGCGAACGAACCCGCAGGTCAACGCTTCGCCGCCTCGATGGTCCTCGACCCGAGCGCGAGCGGACCCGCAGGTCAGAGGGTCGAGACGAGCCAGTCGACGCGCGACGCGCCCAGCAAACCCGCAGGTCAGAGCGTCGGGCGAGCGGCGCGAGCGAGCCGTGAAGCGAGCGCATCGCCGCAGGTGACGCGCCCGAGGTCGGGACCGGAGCCGGTCCCTCGCGGGTCCGGCACGTGCGGGTCACCGGGCGTTGCCCCGCCACCTCACCGCACGCCCAGCAGCACGGAGGTTGCACAGGCGATGCGCCGGCCCGAGATACCCGGACCGGTCGTCCGTGTGGTCGGGTGACCAGGGTGTGCCCGGCACGATGGTCTCCCCGCACCGCACGCACCGCGCCGTGCCCGACGCGACGATGGGCGCCCATCGCTCACGCTCCCGGTCGTGCTCGCGGCCGTAGCCGCGCTGCTGCCTCGTGCCGCGCACCCGCTCATGCCGGGAGGCGTGCTCCGTGCAGTACCTCTCGCCGACCCCGATGGTGTCGGGGCATCCCGGCACAGGGCACGGCCGGCGCGGTGCGCGAGGCATGGCCACCTCCCACGATCAGCACGCCGACGGGCCACCCCAGTGGAGTGGGCTGCGGGTGACCCGCCGGCCGTGCAGGACGCTCTTGGCGAGGGGGAGCCGAGGCGGAGCGCCTACGCACCCGGCAGCCGAGGCGGGTGATCACACGGTCACCACCACCTCGGTCAAGGGCCTGCACCTCACACCCCGGACATGCGAGAACCCCGGGAGCCGCGGGGGCTCGACCGGGGTTCTCGACCTGGATCAGGGCATGCTGAACACGCGCTCGCAGGTTACTACACGCCCACGCCCCGTGCACTCACCCCCTCAGCATCTCGGCGTGTCCGCACATGCCCGCGCACCCGATGGAACTCCGCGAGCTCGTCGGCGCCGTACCGGCCCCGCTCATCAGGCAGCGCGAAGAACACCGGCTCGACCCGCACCGGTACGCCCGCCTCACGGGACTCCCGCTTCGAGTCCTCCCGAGCCCGCACCTTCGCCCTCGAGCGATGCGCCTTGATCCGATCCGAGATCCCCGGCCAGAAGTGATCCGCCTCCGCCGGCGTCATCCGGTACGAGCCCGGCGCCTCGTCGAGCATCGCCCGCATGTGGTCCTCGATCAGCGCCGGGTCCACCGTCCTCGGCTCGACGCGCTCCACCTCGCCGACGAGAGACCGCAGCAGACCGAGCGTCTGCCCCAGCCGCGCCTCGACCCACCGAGCCAGCTCCTCGTGCGCCACGATCCACCGCGCCGCCGACTTCAC